CTTTTAATCTATCTTTTAACCAATTCATATCTTTCTCCTACATTTTAAAGTCTTTAAACGTATCTTTGTTTTCATTATTTCCCCATGTTGCAATGGGCTTGTCTGGAATAGACATGTCTTGCATAATATTATCTTGAGCTGATTCTTCTACATCATATAGCTTCATCTTAGCTCGATCAATACCAATTACAAAACGTTTGTACTTAGTCGGATCATTATAACGATTCTTTAATTGTTTCACCATGATCTGATTAAGCTCTTCTAGCTCTTCTGTTGAAATAAGAGCAAACATTAGATCGGCCGTTGCTGGCAAACCAAATGATTCAGAAGTATCTTCAAGACCAACATCAGTGTTACCAAAGCCTGATCGTGTCGTTTGAGTTGCACTCATAATAGGTACATCAAACTCTACTGCAAGACCACGTAACTCTTCGGCAATCGATTTGATAATCGTATAGCTGTTTGCTGAAGTATTCTTAACTCTTGAAGATGAACAAATGTTTAGATAATCAATGAATATCATATCAGGTGTAAAGTTCTTTTTAAGCTTTAACTCATTAAGTAGAGCTCTAAAGTGACCAACGTGTGCAGCACCTGTAGGATATTGTTTAACGATTAGTTTACCAATAGAACCTTTTGCAATCTTTTTGATCTTTTCATCAAAGACATTCTTAGGTAACTCAGTTAACTGCTGAATAGGTAGATCCATTAGATTAGCATCGATACGTTCTGCAATACGTTCCTCTGCCATTTCCATTGTAATATACAATACGTTCTTACCTTCACTTAAGGCAGATGAACTCATATGACACATAAACAATGATTTACCAACACCAGTACCAGCCAAAGCGATATTGAGTGTTTTGTTTGGTAGACCACCTTTTGTCATCTTATTAAATATATCAAGATCGAATGGGATCTTCTCTTCTTCGTTATTATAAAACTCATAACGTGAATCAGCATCATTGATATAGTCATGACCAATTGCCTGATCAAAGGAAACACCAAGAGCTTCCTGTAGTATTTCGGGTATTGCACCCTCTGTCACCTCTTGGTTTTTTCCATCAATGATTTGAATAGAGTTCATGATAGCGCCATAGATTGCTTTATCACGACACCATTTCTCTGATTCAGTTATGAGGTATTCTGTATCGATATCAGACTTGACTGAGATTTCTTGAATTAAGTCATATGCCTGAGTAAGTGTTTCATCTGGAGCTGAAACCTTTTCGATTTCAATCTCCAACACTCTACTCGTAGGAAGCTTATTATGATCACGAACAAAGTCTGTAATTAAATCAAATACAATCTTATGTTGGCCATCAAAATATTCTTTCTTCAGGTAAGGTACTACTCTTCTACAAAAATCTTCATTATTGAGAAGATGATTGAGTATATGTGTTGGGATTTCATTCTTCAATTAGCTATCGCCTTCTTCTAAGTCATCTTTACTATTAATAATATGGGATAATACATCACCTAGATAATTTTTAAAGTCTACGCTTTGTTCTAGCTGATCAGGCTGAAAAGTATTAGAATCTTCAACATGATAAGAAAAAGCCAATGTTGCAAGCCCGCTTTCTTTGTTTTCTTTAATAGTTACTTTACCATAAGTAATAACAACATCATCCCATTCTCCACCTACAAGCTTAATGCCATATAGATCAGATAGATTACTTTCAACAAATTTATAATCACTTTCTGATATACTATTATAACTCATTTGCTTCCTCTTGTACACTGTTTTTTTCGTTAGCTTGCTTAGCACCAATTTGATACTTTTCAATTAAGTAAGTTTTAAAGTCAGTATCTTTAAAGATTGGTTCCCAGAACTCTTGTTTCAGAGTTTCCTTTTCTCTAACTTTTGGCTGCACCAACTCGCCGGTACCACGATCAACCCGACAATACCAACCATTACTAGGTTTAGCAACATAGCCACCGTCAAGAGCAACATCAAGCAAACCTGAATAACTCTCAATACCACCGTCCCAAGAAACTTGAATAGGCACTTTAGATTTTTCTTTAACAAACCTTGATTTCTCCACGTTAATTACAAAGTCATAACCGGTCACTTCAGTACCAGTTTTATTTTGGCGACGACCTAAGATCCAGATGTTATCGGCTGAGTAGTAGATACCTGTACCACCTGAAACAACTGCTTTAGGAAATAGACCAATCTCTTGATACGTATGGTTAATAGCTAGCAATGGAATGTTACGCATTGTAAGATATGGTGTTACCATACGGAATAAACCTTTAAGAGCTTTAGCACGAGACATATCAGCAACTGATTTCTCATTCAAAGCATCTTCCAATTCTTTCTTAGAAGCAAGGTTACCAATAGAATCGATTACGACAATAACATTATCTTTACGCTCAATGTTATCTAGCTGACCAACAAGATCGAACTTAAGTTGTTCAACATCAACAATTGGAGTATGTAGTACGCGACTTGTATCGATACCAAATGTTTCAAAGTAAGATTGAGGTGAACCAAACTCGGAATCATAGAATAGCAATACTGCATCTTCATGTTTACGTAGATACGCTGCAGCCATCAATAAAGCAAATGATGTTTTAAAGTGCTTTGATGGACCAGCTAGTACAGTAAGACCTGATGATAGACCACCATCTGGATCACCTGACAGCGCAACGTTTACCATTGGCACTTCAGTTGGTGATTGCTCTTTCTTTGAAAAGAAGATACTCTTATCAAGGACTTGTGTTTCCTTGATTTTAGAGTTCTTCTTTAACCTATCCATTATACTCATATTAGTACTTCCTATTATTACGTTGATTCATCGGATTCTCAGCGTTTAATCTGCTTTGACGTTTTAACGCTTCTTTCTTCTTACGTTTGCGCTTAGCAGTTGGCTTTTCATAATACTCTTTCTCTCTTGCTTTTTGCAAGATGCCAGCTTCTTCAACGAGCTTACTAAATTTACGTAAAGCTACATCAAATGGCATCGGCTTTTTACTTTTGTTTTTCGGTTGTAAAGATACACTAGGCATATCGGGTTTCCTTTGGTTTCATTTCTTTTTCCAGTTAATAATTTAAATTATATTATAACATAAAACTATCTAATTGTACACAGTTTTTTTCATAGTCATAAGTTCGTTTCTTATTATCTTCTACTAAGAACTTTGTTTCAACTGATTCTACACCATTACCTTCAAGCCACTTCTTAATCATACGTGCCGGATGCTCTGCTGTTGTAACAGGAACATTCTGACATATATGATTTAGATTAGCCTTAGGATTAATTAGATTAAAATCATTTGGAAGCTTCATAATTGACATTGCTTCCCGTACAGTTAGATATCGGTCTTCGTCAGGGTGACATAGATTTGTTGGGAAATGACCAACGAAAGCACCAATAAAATCTTTTGGTATTTCCGTAGTCTTACGCATAATGTTACCACCAGCTTTTAGTTTATGATACTTACGATCACACTTAGCAGCTTCATTGTCGTAACCTTGTTCACGCATCCATTGAGCAACAACTCTATAGTTGGTATGCTTTTCTATTTCATCCATTGGATTTGTAGTTCTTTCTATCTTATCTTGAAATTCGGAATGTGTAATACCACCCTCGATTACTTCAAGAACGTATCGATAATAAGGATTCTCTGATGGGATTCTTTCATTAGTAAGTATATTCATCGGATCATCTTCACGTCTTTCAATTGAACGAATATGATCTTCGATACGAGTGTGCGGATTCGAGACGTAACCAAGGAGTGGCACTTGTGTTCCTTTCCAGAAAAAGTAGAAAGTTCTGTCTCGAACTTGCGATAAACCATGTAATATGCTCTTAGTCTTATATATAGAAAACGTGTACCCATGCTCCTCGGCAATCTTACGTAATTTTCTTACTGTTGGTTCACCCATCTTAGATGCTAGTCGTGGAGCATTCTCTCCCCAGAATACTTTCGGTTTAATATTACCAAGTACGTATTTCGCTGATTCTGACATCCAATCATTCGTAGCGCTATTAGCATTAGCTTGTGGAGATAGCGAAGAAAGACCAGCACATGGACATACAGTATTGACTACATCAACATAGTCTGTTTTACCATTACCTTCATCGATCACATGATAGGGTACTTCGTTATTATAATGATTCAGAATCTGAGAATCATTGCTGGCAAACGCACTATATGATAGAATGTATTCAGGACGTTTCCCAAACACATTTTCCATTGCGATTGTCTCTCCACCAATCAGCGGCACTATACTTGCGTATTTCTTTTTGTCTTAACATTGTAATATTATAAGATATCGTATTTTTGTGCCTTTCCAGTAAGATCGCGCAAACTACTCATATCAGCTGTATTATCATGAGCCTCACATTCTTCGACTTTACGAGTTGGTATAT